ATTCATTTCATCAGGTGTAAAAAAGGTCAGATCACTCTCATCTTCGGGTGCCCAAATAACACGGCACCCATCTTTGAACTTTCCAGTGTAAATATTCCCAGTATCAGCAAGAGCCTCATGATTCTGGAGATTTCCTACTTCAATATTCGTGATATCGGCAAAGAAATCTTTATTGCACTGGTTTTTGTTGAGTCTTTTGCCAACAATAATGCCGCCGTCTACAAGACCTGGGACGACACTAGTGACAAGAAGAGACATAGCAACAGGTCGAATGGAATCAATTGCTCCTCCATTGAGGGTGTTTGTGAGATCGTTGTTGTACTGACTCGTGATGGACATCCAAGAATCGCCTCTATTTGTTGAGACAGCGGTTCCTTGGACTTGCCACGAGACCCAAACAGGATTAAACACAGTAACCAACCAATCAGAATGAAGAAAATCGCCGGCAGCAGAAATTGACCCAGCTTCCATATTAACCTGGTAATCGCGGTTGACTATTGCTAGCCCACCACTGACGCCGGGTGGAACATAGAAGGTGAGTGTATCCCCCGTAAGCGTTGTGCCATTGTCCGAATTGGTGCTGATAGCATAATTTCCCGGAGACAGGAAAAACCCACCAACTCCACCAGTTTGGACAGAATACAACCATTGAAAATTGTAATTGGCTGGATCAATGTCAGGATTTGTGCCCAAAGGAGCAGTCTTAGTTTCGCCTGCAGGTCCGCTGGATATAAGTGCATAAAATGCATCTTGTTGCGTCCTGAAAGGGGTAAACTTGTCGACTTGGAGGTCTTTTCCTCCAGTGGAAGGAACGTAGGATCCTGTTTGAGTCCAGGATCCTCCGGCGTTCCAGGAACCAAGAGTTCCGTCTGCGAGATTGACCTTCCATCTTCTTGCGAAGTTTCCATTGGTGAGGCGTCCCCCTGCTTGTCCAAGACCGGGTTTAGCGAGGACGGAAAACCTGCCAAGATTAGAGGACCAGGCAGAGTTATAAGTAATGGGGAATGACATCTGAGATCGATACAGCGTCGTGTACTTTGAATTCCTTGTAGGCACGCGGGACATGGCGCTTTCGGGACTTCCAATACAACCAATGTATGACTGAAGATCAGACATGGTTGCTGGGAGCGATTGAGCGATGGAGAGATTTCCATTTTGGTTAAGGCCACGGCGGGCTGGCCCGGCCACAGCCATTTTATTATTACG